TGTTTGACAACTTTTGTTCAGTAAACACAACACCACGCTTATTCGATTGTGACACAATAGAACCAGATAGTGTTATGTTCTCCATATGAGCATACAAATCATAACTACAAGTAGTATCACCAGCACCCGCTTGTAATGCAACATAAGGTACTAGATCAACAGTAGAAATGTATTGTTGTGAACTAGTGGAAATATAATTAAATGAACTAAGGAATGGAACTTTTAATACACAACTAGTTTGTGATGCCAGGTCTATCTCAACATGAGGAAGTTGCGTTATGGTAGTTAAATTTACCTCACGCATGATCATATGCCTCGTGGCCTTAGCAGCATCGACACCACCATGGTTAACACAAACTAACATGTATCTACCTTGTTGAAACCTAGTTGCATTAACACGAAGTTCGAACACGAGGTCAGCACGTATATAAGCAATACCGTTAAGTTTTCTAGCATACAACACGTTTGTGAGCAAATCACGCATCGTGTTAACACGCCACAAGTAACCAATATCAGTTGTCGTAAAAACGCCAGACTTCAATAACACAGGCTTAGACAGGAAATCAATTATATTTTGTGAGCCTAGCGATTGTGTAGAGTAAAGAAGATCAAGATCGATATTCTTCTCTGAAAAGGACTGAACAATTTCGCCAGGTTGATCATCAATAAAGGTTGTTGTACCATTATCAATTGTTTCAGATTGTTTTAGGTTAATCTGTGAACCTATTATTGTATTATTTGTTTCAGCGAGTTATTTATTCACCCTTACTTTAACTCAATTAAAGGGTATAGTGAGTTACTCTAGATTTTAATTGGTTTGCAATTCCCCATCTTAAGTAGTAATTGTAAATACAAAAGGGCGTGTAGGCGCCAATACTCTTAATTAAATCTCACATTTGGTATATCAGAGCAAGATGCATTCCTACACTATCGAGTACGATAATACCAACTCTCGTATGGATACGCCCAATTTATATCGAGGGAAGACAGAGCACAATTTAATGTCGAGTGAAGACGAGTTTAAATTACATATAATCAGAATAAACCAATTGTAAACAGAATTTTCTAGACTTGTCAGTGGTTTCCAGTCGTATTCTTCATACATCTTACATAATTTTG